TCTGTAGATTGCTTTCTTCAATGAATCGGTCAAAACATATGGGCGCAGACCCCATGCGATCTTCTTGTAACAAGATAACACCATCGGGTGCTAGATTTTTCTTTATATTTCTAAAAAAGTTTTCGTCTATCTTCCATTCGTAGTCGACTCCCAATCGATTTGTGTTAGGGTCATCAAACTGTAAACTTGCATACCAAGGAGGGTCAGACACTATGAGATCATAAACTCCAGATAAGTTTGAAACATTATCATTGTGAAATATAGAAACTGCACCTGCAAATCTATCAGGCATGTGTTTAATTGTTTTCTCTGCTGCCAACAAAGATGGTTTGTAAGTATCCATGAGTGTTAGATTGTTGCAGATGCCGTCGGCCAACAGTCTAAATCCAATAAAGGATGGACCAGAACACCACTCTAGACAGTTTTCAAACACACGATTAGAATACAGATGTTTAATAATTTTAGGAAAGTTTTGACCAAATGTTGTGCCACCGCCGTCCATGTACTCATCATAATATACATCAAAGTCATTGGCAACTGCTAATTGCAATTTGCATTCAGGAACATGTTCATCGGATTTGTTATCTTTGAGTACAATATTTTCCAAGATTGGTGCAAGTCCACTAGCAGTTAGAGCCACATGCTGGGCACCATTGTGCACTTCTAGTATTTCTTTTTTGATGTGGTCTGGTAACTTATGAAATTCGTGTTCGGTGCTACAGTTGGGCCAACTTGGATCACGGATAGCATTGTAAAATTCATTCCATGCATGTATATAATGTTTCATGCAGTTATATAGTGTGCTAGTTATCAGTCAACAAAAAAGCGCCTTTCGGCGCTTTTTTGATTGGGTGCAATCTCTGATTAAGAGAAAGACAAGTTGGACACAGCAATCTCACCAACGTAGTCACCAGCATTACCGAAAGATGATGCAGTGTTAGTTAGTTCAATGTAACCATAACGTGTCATGAATGACACGACTGGTTCAAATGTGCTTGGATCCAGAACAACACCAGAGCTCATTAGAGGAATGTATGGGCAATAGAATGCCGCTGCATCAGCCTCTGAAGAACCTTTGTAACCAACTAGCACAGGAGTGCTGTCAGATGCATAAGAGTCAACGAACACACGCATAGCGCCGTTCAATGTACCCACAAACTTTGTGTTTGTAGGAGCTTCGAATGTGCCTTCTGTAGTGCGAGCAAAAGCAGAAGTTGTAGCAGACTGTAGAACAGTCAAACTAGCTGGAGATACAACAGCCCAGTTACCAGCGCCACGACGTGTACGCTGAGCGATCAAGTTAGCAACACGGTTGATTAAAACAGCTAGAGCAGCGTGTTCGTCACCAACGAATGTAGCAGTACCAGATACAGTAGCTTGGTTGTATGTGAACTCAGTTTGAGCCAATGAGCGCAAGCTCAATAGGATCTCTTGGTCAATTTCAGCAGTAATTTCTTGTGCCAAAGCTGCCATGATTTCTGCTTCAACGTCAATACCGTGCATGGCTTGTGCGTCTTGAGCAGCTTCAAATGTCCAACGTGCTTGCAACTTGCGAGTCTTGGCTTCAACAGCTTGCTTCAAGATTTGAACGCTGATCTGACGACCGCCGTTACCTTCAAGAGTAGCAGTTGATGCACCAGAGTAGCCTTGTGCGGCTGTCTGTGTAGTGGCAGCGTTATCAGCACCGCGAGCGCCTGCAGAGTATGCAACAGCGATCTTGAATGGTGACAATGCTTCTTCACCAGCTACAACAGAAGTACCTGCTGCGGTCTGGTCAGTCATTGTAGATGCATAACGCACACGTAGAGTGTGAATTTGACCCACAGGACCTGTCATGGGCTGAACACCAACGATTTCGTTAGCGATAACAGTTGGCATAACACGTCGAATAACTGGAAGAATCACACGGTTTAGTGTAGCGATGTTACCAGAAACGGTTGAACCTGCGGAAGCGTTTTCCTTCAAGTACTTACGTGTATTCTCGAGAATCACGTTCATTGAGTTGCGACGGTTACCTTTAAGGCCTTCCAGGAGGGCTTCCTTGGTCTCGTCCCAACGGCTTTCTAATAGTTCTTGTGACATTTAAGTCTCCTTATATTACTATTACAAACCAGCCAAACGCTTGATGTCAATCACATTGCTGCGATCATCATTTTGCATTGTAGGCATGGTTTTATCACCAGTTACTTCTCGCACATTTTCGTTGATTGCTTTACGGGCTTTCGGTGAAGTATCTGCGAGTACTGCTGGTAGATATTTTTCATAAGCGCCTTTTAGACGAGCTGTCTGTACGCTTTCTAAGAGATTCTTCATAATATCTTGCTTCTCTTTGTTAAGAGGGGCAAGTAATTCTTCCATGACGTTTGCACGTTGATTGGATTCCTTAATTACGCGAATCTCCGACTCTTTAGATTCTACTAGAGTTTTGGCTCTATGTACAATCTGGGTGGCTTCACTTAGCTGCTTGTCTTTTTGCGACAATATAGTTTTTAGCTTACGCACTTCGGCATTCTCATTGAGGTGAGTATGACTGAATTCAGCAGCGTATGCTTCAAAAATACGTCGACCAAAATTGTTCTCACGAGCAATTTTGATATCTTCATGCAGTTGATTAAGCTCTTGCTTGAGATGCAGGGCAACAGCCTTGCTCATCTTGCTAGCACTTTCTTTTACGAATCGTGCCTTGAGATTTTCAAGTTTGTTACGGGCTTCGCTTACCAAACGTACTTTAGTTTCCACTAAGTCACGCTTGTCTTGGGCGAATTCCGAAATCTCTTCTGCAAGTGCTCGTACCACAAACTTCTCTAGCTTTTCCAAGCTTTCGTTGTGAGTTTTACGATCCTTGCGTAGTTCACCAATTTCCTCAGCTAACTTAGTAACCATGAAGTCGTTAAACTTTGTGGCTGATTCTTTCATTTTGCTTTGGAACTTGACGCGGTCTTCAGCCAATGACTGCTTTTCAGCTGCCACTGCTTGAATCTCCGCAGAGAGACTTTCTGTAACCATGCGATCTAGGGCTTCCACCATAACAGTTTTGTCATGCTCATAGCGTTGCGCAAACTCTTCGCGGAGTTCTGCGCGGACTTGTTCACGAGCTTCTATTAGTTTTGATTCCCAAGCTTCATTGAGTTCTTGACTAACATCCTCGTTGATCAGGCCACTATCGAGCAATGGTTTGATTGCATCTAGCATCGATTTCTCCTAAATCTTGAGATCCTTGATGAGTCGAGAAATCTCGCCCTTCAAGTATCTCTGTACTTTGTTGTCTTTGCCAGCGTCTCGTGCTAGATCTAGCACTCGATGTCCATGACGCATATTCATCAAGCCTTCATAGATGGCTTTAGGGTATGCATTTGGTGCACTGGGTTGGGCAACCACATCCACAGTGACAATTTCAAAGTCACTGACATGTCCGTTTGCCTCGTTAACGTTTCCGCTACCGCGACTTGAAACTCCTAACTTCACACCGGATTCCAGCATAGTTTTAACCAGCTGGCCCATTGGGGTGGGAAGAATTTTTAATTTGCCGTATCCGTTAGGACCATCCATCCACATTTCTGTGATCATATGGCTCACGCGGTCTAGATTTACTTTTAGATCATCTGGGTGATCAACTTCGCCCAGTACCGAATATCCACCTGAAATCTGTTCATTAAGTGTGCCAACTGCACGCTCAATTTCGTTGACTGGGTACACACGTTCGTTGGCGTTTTTAACTCCGCCTTGAATGCAGATACCTTTCATGTAGAGATCTTTGCCTTCAACGCCTTCCACAATCATGCGGGCGGCGTCAAAGGTTAGATTTTCTCGGAGGTAAAGAGCCATTTACCCGTGTCCTTATTGAATAACAGATTTGTTATTCACACCAGCTGCTTGTCCCAAGCTAGGCTTGGTGGCTGGAGTTGGCTTTTGAGTGCTTTGAGCTGGAGTGTTACCAACTTTACCAATTGCATCTTTAGCAGTAGGAGCTGGTCGTCCTGTAGCTTCAGCGCCAGTTGTTGTTACTGGCTTAGCCATTGCACCACGTGCTCCGCTGTTGGAAGCTACTACGCTTTTATTGTTAGCACCGTGATCACCAGGTGTTGGCTTAGGCACAGCTTTTAGATCAACGTTTTCGTTAAACATGCCTTCTGTTTCAAACTCGTCGTCTTCAACTTCTTCGCCGTCCATTTCGTCAGCAAATTCGTCAGCAACTTCGTCGCCTGGTTCAGCGTCCATGGCCATGTCCATGTCTTGGCCATCTCCGTCACCCATTAGGGATTCAAATTCGGCCATTAGTTCATCT